GTCTTCGTCAGATGCTCTCCAGTGCAAGATAGTCACAATATCTGTGTTGTCTCCCTGCACTAAGTCTCTTTCCATTGTTCCTATTGTCCAAGTTACTGCCATTTTATTCTCCTTTAAGTTAGGCTGTTTCTAATGCTGTTATTCTAGCTTCTAATTCTTGTATTGTTTTCACGAGTAAAGGCACAAGCTTGCTTTGGTCTATACCTTGATAAACTGGATTACCATCTGCATCTACTTCATTGTGTGTACCAGTAATAGCTTCAGGTACAACTGACTGCACCTCATGTGCTAAGAAGCCATCTACTGTTGTGTCTGCATCTGCTATGAAGTTAAATCTTTTTGGTTGTAGTTGCTTGAGCCTTGTTGTGGCATCCCAATCTGCTGTTACATTTTCTTTAAGTCTGTAGTCTGAGGTAGTGGCGTAAATTGTAGATGAGCCAGACAATTTGATTTCACCTACGTTTCCGTTAGGATTATAAAACCTTTGCACAGTTATTTGTGAGGTCGTTGTTGTTCCTAATTGTAAAATAGTCCTGCCATTAGTTTGTCCAGTTTCAAAACCTGCTCCACCTCCACCACTAGAAGGCAAACCTGTACAACCCACCAACAAGTTGTTAAAAATAGTAACAGTGCCATTATTAGCAACAGTAAGCAATGTTCCATCAGCACTATTTCTAACTATAAAATTAGTAGTACCGTCAGTAGTTGAGCCTTTTAAAGTTAATCTGTCTGCTGATGCTGTAGATGTAGAGCCTATTGCCACACTACCACTGCTATCAATACGCATACGTTCTGTTAATGTGCTACTAGTATTATTAGTAGAGAAAATTAATTTACCTCCACTAGCTCCTGCTTTAGAACCTTGAATCCTTGCTTTTGTTGTATTGGAATCAGCAGTAAAGACTAAATTTGTTTCTCCTGCACTACTGTCTCCAGTAAGTGACAAGTCTCCACCTGATGTTATACGCATACGTTCTGTACCCGCACCAGCAACCCATGCAAAATCTGCTAGAGCTGATCCAGTCGTTGCTTTGAAATACATTCCCCAGTTTGCATCAGCAGAGATAGTTCCTGCACCAAATGCGGAAGTAGAACCGGGAACACCAGCATAACTAAAAGAATACGCATCAGTGGTTCTTATTATTCCATTTACATCTAAAGGTACACTAGGATTACTTTTACCAATACCCACATTGCCACTGCTGTCTATTCTCATGCGTTCTGCTTGCCCTGCACCACGCCAAATCTGACTACCAGAACTAAAATCAAAGTAGCTGTTACTGCCGTTGTGGAACATCTGCACATAAGTACCAGTGCTGTCATAGGTGCTGCGAATTATAGGACTTGTGGTACGGACATCCAAAGGAGTAGCTGGTCCCGTAGTGCCAATGCCCACCCGATTGTTCGTGCTATCAACATAAAGTGTGTTTGTGTCTACTGTTAGGTCACCTGCAAAGGTAACATTCTGACTAGCATCTATGGTAATCGCATCTGTTCCTGCTGTTACAAACTTTAATATGTCTGTGCCACCTCTATAGATACCAGTGTTGGTGTCACTTGCAAAACTAATTGCAGGAGAGCCTACTGAACCATCAGGGAATGTTAAGTTACTTGCATCTGCTCTTGATATCTCAAAGCCACCTGCTGTGCCACCATCATGTATTCTTACTCGTTTATTCGTGGTGTCATAGGTTAATTCCCCTTGAGCACCTGTAAAGGAATCATTCTCTGCAGATGTTCCTCTTCTTAATTGTACTTGTGTTGCCATTAATTAAATCTCCTTATAGACTTCCATAATCTGTTGAACTTGATATTGCATCTGTAACTGCTCCATAATCAAAAATACCATCAATAACTCCTGCATTGATATTAGATGCTACTAAATTTATATTAGCTAAGTTTGTAACTACTGTTCCAATATCTGAAGCATCACCTGCTACTGCTGTAATATTTGCATCATTGTTTGCCACAGTGGTTACATTAGCATTGTTGTTTGCAACCGTAGTTACATTAGCAGCTATTCCTGCCACAGTTTGTATGGCATCAGTTGCATCTGTTCCATCTTCTATATCTGCTAAAGTTTGTATATCTGAGGATATTACTGCAACAGTGCCTATATCTATGTTATCTGCTGCAACAGTATTAACATTTGCTATAGCTCCACTTACAGTATTAACATTAGCAATATTAGTTGCAGTAGTTGTTACATTAGCATTATTATTAGCAACAGTTGTAATATTAGTTTCATTAGCTGCTACTGCATTAATATTACCAGAGTTACCAGCCACAGAATTTACGTCAGCTATATTAGTTACAACAGTATTTATATTAGCATTATTGTTGGCAACTGTTGTTACATTACCATTAATCCCAGCTACTGTGTTAATATTAGCCTCATTTGAAACTACAGAAGCTATGTTAGAAGTTATTCCTGCAACTGTAGTTACATTACCACTAATACCTGCTACAGTTGTGACATTAGTATTATTACCTGCAACAGTGTTTACATTAGCAATACTTCCTGCAACAGTGTTTACATTAGTTTCATTTCCTGCAACAGAGGTTACATTTCCTGAAATACCTGCAACAGTTGTAACATTGCCACTTATATTTGCAACAGTTGTAACATTACCTGAGATACCTGCAACAGTATTAACATCACTTATATTAGTTCCAACAGTATTAACACTACTAATTGATGTAGCTACTGTATCTATTTCTGATACAGCTTCGTTCAAGTCATCAGCAGCAGTCTCAATCTCTGAGATAGCTTCATTAAGGTCATTAGCAACTGTGATAACATCATTAATGTTAGTTGCCACTGTGTTAACACTTGCTATATTTGTTGACACTGTACCAATGTCTGTAGCATCTGCTGCTACTGCATTAATATTACTATTATTATTTGCAACAATGTCAAGGTTAGCAGTGTTAAGTGAGTTTAACTGGTCTTTATCAGCAGGAGTTAACCAAGTATTCTCAATGTAATCCTTTGTTGCAGCATCTTGAGCATTTGTAGGATTTGCTACATTCTTAATGACTTTGCTTTCTGCATCCCATTTACTATCTATATCTTCTTGGATAGTATCGTCAGTTAAATCAACAGCTTCTTGCGATGAGTGAAAGATTTGTATGTTAGCATTGTCTAAGTCTTCTTCAGTAAGAACTGAACCAGATGCAAAGTCTACTGCTCTTGATGTTAAGTCTGTTGTACGTCTAACTTGTACGACAGTACTACTAGCAGGAGCACTGGTTAATTGTACCTGAGAAGATGAAGGGAAAGTCAAACCTGTTTGAGCTACCCCATCAACTGTAACACTTATCTCACTAGTCGCAGTGTACGTAAAGGGGATGTTAAACGTAGTTGTAACGTTATCCCCAGTGTAGTTTTGATATGATAATGGCATTTGTATTCCTCGTTATTAATGTTGTAACTTTAGGTTTAGTTAATCAAGTTCATCTGCAAGTGCATTGATTGCCTGTCTTGCACCATATAAAGATTGAAAAGGTAGTACTCTTAATAGCTTTCTTATCTCAGCTTCTTCCATATCTCCTTCTGCTATATTCTTTGCAGAACTAAATACATTCTGTACGATAGAGTAAGCAGGAGGTGTTATAGCATAAGTATTACCACTCATAGCTCCTGTAGTAAGTTGATAGATGTATGAGAACATACTAGCTGCTCCTATCTGTGATAATGCACCTAAAGCCCAGTTAGCAGGTTGCATACGTTCTTTAATATATTCATCAGCATCACTACGTCCAGCAGCATTTAGATGTACTCTAGTGATATACATTAGACCACCCATAGCTGCAGCTGACACTAAAATCTTAGCTACTGCTGCATCTTTCTGACCTATTCTTACACCTAATCTTTGAGTCTGTTGTTCCAAAGAACCTAAAGTAAAGTTCATAAACTGAAACATTGTTCTACCCATTTGACTAGACTTAAGCCATTTGTTACTAGATGCTATGTTAGTCTCTTGCACATTAGTTCTGGCATCTTTAAAACCAGAAGCACTAAAAGCTTCTCTAACATCATCATCCCATTTTTCAATGTTAAGCTTAGTTACTCTTCCGTTGGGTGCTCTTTCAACTAGATTACTATTCATAGTGTCTCTAATCTTTATAGCCATTTCGTCACTAATACCAAGCTGTTGTCTCTTGATAGCACTAAACGGAATCTTACCTTTACGTGCAGCTAGTGCCCATTCATTAGTAAAGTTCATCATGGATAACCTACGTAAAGTCTGTGTGACACCTGTTAAACCAGACCAGTAAGCTACAAACTTTTGTGAACCATAAGCACCTTTCTCAGCTGCTGCTCCTAACTTCTTGGTACTCCAACCTTTCTTGTCATACCACATACGTTCAGGAGATATAATAGCTCCTACGTCTTCAGTATCAAAACGTGTAACAGCATTCCAGTTACCTAGAGCTACTTCGTTTCCTGCTCCCATAGTCTCAACTAGTTCTCTCATCAAACCATCAGGTAATCTACCTTTACTTGCTGATTGAAATAGTTGTCTGTAAGCAGGAGCAGATTTAAGTAGAGTAGTAAAACTATACTCAAACAAAGCATTAGTAAGCTCCATCATAGCTGACATGCCTGACATACCCATGTTAACAGCAAAGCTATAAGCCCTTACAGCTACGTTAACATCTCTTAAACGGTTTGATACATCTTCTCTATTAGCTAATCTGCCAGTAATACCATCATACATAAACTGTGCAGCATTTACAGATTTGTCTATCTCGTCTTGAGCTACTCTTTTCTTTTTACCTTCGTCTTTTATTTTTGTCATAAGAGTATCAAAACTAGAACCAGTTTGGTTGGTGTTAATACCATTCCTAGCTAAACCTATTGCACCTGATAATTGAAAGATATAACTATTTGCAAGTTGTTCTGCATCTTCTTCTAACAAATCAGTAAACCTTATTTCGTCTATCTCTCCTGTAGCATTAGATACTTTGATAGTAGTACCTTCATCTAGAATCATTCTATGTCTTGCACGTTTATGAGACTTAGGAATGTTAGTCTTAGTAAAGAAGTCTGTGATATCATCTATCTCTGCTTCATCAAAATCAGCTGCTCTAAATATATCTGCAAGGTCTTCTAAGTTCATCTCATGTACACCTGCAGCACCTACTTTACCAGACTTAGGGTCTGTTATACTCTTTGTATATGCC